CGAACGATCCTAATTTCGTCGCCATTGCTCAGTCCGTGGCTGTTGGCAGTGACGACGCCTGGATTGGCTTTTGTGATGCCGGTAATGGTGATCGGATTGTCGAGGGTCAGACCGCTGTCGAGATAAAATGCGTCTTCTTGCAGGTCTTCGTCGGCGTTAAAGGCCTTTTCAAGACACTCGATATATCGGACGACGGACCCGTTAATCTCTCTTTTGACGACCATCCAAACTTCATTGCGCGCGGTCGAATCTTTAAACTGGCCGTCCGCTGACTGACCGGGGATAACCGTTGTTGATTCAACGATTGCGTCCTCGCCGTAGATCGTTCCGCCAATGATTTGGCGCGACCAACCGATGACGTCCTGGTCAGGCTGATATGTTAAAGCTGCGATCTGGCCGTCGCCGCGTGCGATCCAAATAATGGAATCCGGTTCTTGCTGAAATCCCATCTGGACAATGCCGCCTTTGAGAACGCGGTCATTCAGTAGCGTCAAATCGAACGCATCAAATCCCTCGAGCCCGTTACTCTGGATGACATCAGCGAACTCGAGAATTTTATGACCTTGTCGCTGGGCAAAAACGAGACGCGACCGGATTTCAAGTGGTGGGAGTTTGAGACAACCAGACGACACTTCGAAATCCGCGGTGATATCCGTCGGCGTAAAGACTGCGCCTTGACTGGACAAGGTAAAGTTTCCGCCCTGAGTGCCGAGGATCGCTTTCTTTCGTGATGCGATCCAAAAGATCGTCTGTACTTCGCGCGACGCGATCTTGAAATTTATGCCAGATGAATCGAGAACATCGCCCTCGGCGTCGGAGGGTTGAAAGTTTTCTATGTCGCCGCTTTTGGACAACCAGAATTTTTGCGGCTCTTTAGATGTGGCGGCGGCGGCCATCCTTTGTTGGATAAACGAGAGGACCGACGGCCACCCATCCGTATCGTTCCATTCGCCGAGTTGCCAGTCGGTTGTGGTGCCGGTCGGAAACTCTTCGGTTTTCACGTCGACAGTGACGTTGGTCGTGCTGTTAAAGCCGACGATCTGGCCGGAGCCGAACTTATCGCCAGACTTAATCCGTATCATTCGCCCGACATCGGTCGCCCGGAAGCCGAGGTCACTATTAATACCGGTCGTCGCGGATGCTGTGACGGTTACCCCGTTACCCGTTGCCGCGCTTGAAGTGAGCGTCGTTGTTTCCAGGTTAAGGTCGAGATACGGCCCGTCCTGAAACATCAGCTCGGTCAGGCTCCAAGCTGCGTGGCCAAACCGATCCAGGCGAAACACATGGGTCGCGCCGCCGATTGCAAACCACATGATGTCGGCGCTTTGAACATAGGACAAGTTTGGGAGTTCGCTTTCCGTCCAAGGAGTCGGAAGCTCGATCGGCTCATTATCTAAAACACTGACGTTATCGATTGATATCGTCTTGCTGTTTTTGTTCTCGAATTCGATATGAAAGGGTGAGGATGTCGGTGTGAACTCGATCGTGTGATGCCCGACCTTTCGGATCTCACCGGAATGGAAATCCTCTGCGCCGGCGGTCGAGCCGACCCGCACGGTGACATTATCATCGGGCGCACCAAACACGGAAAACCGGACGACGTGCTGGACGCTTGTTGTTGTCGTCGTAACAGACTGTCGGGCTTTACCGCCGCTCGCCGAGATAATCATCCGTTGGTTTGAGGCGTCATGTGTCACACTGCCGGCGCCTGCAGTCCAGCCGGTGACGTTTGATCCGAAGGTCCCGTTTGTAATGGCGGCCCCGGTATCGAGGGCGGAGATCTGAGCCTGGTTTCTAAAAAACCTTAGAATATTTTGACCAAGTTCCAGGACATAAGATTGCTGGTTGCTAAATACAAATGGGGTTAGCCAAGACCGAACACTGTTGCTGTGTGCGTTGGCAATAAACCGGGTGCCCGGTCGGGAGGTGAAACCACCTTGCGGTAGGGGGAGAAGGTTCACGAATTCCGCGCCAGCATTTGGATACTTACCAAAGTTGACGCGCGCCTCCATACGCTGGCCAAACTCACCGGCGTTAAAGCTCTCTTGGGCGGGTTGTGTGAGAACGCTCAAGCTGGTGGATCCCCAGGCACGTAGTAGCGTTGCCCGCCGTTTCGAACGGTTAACCAGTCGGATTCAGGAAGATCTTCGGGGAAGTTCTGAACGGCATCGACGGTCTTTGCGGCGGGCAGGTCTTGATCCTCGAACTGAGTATAAAGTTCCTTGGACAAGGAAACAGATTGGGCGAGCGCTGTTGCGAGCTGGCTGGCGAGAAGCTTGGTGAACGCCCGTCGAAAGGACGGAGGCATCTTATTCGGGTCTGTCTCGCGCGCGATGTATCTGAGGAAGACATCTTCCGCATCCGAGGCGACCTTATCGCCTTCGATGCTGAAGGGTAAATAATCCCGTGCGTCAGAGTTGTTATGGAGGGAGATCGCCCGAATAAAATCGTTCGGGAGCTGGTGGAAAAAGTCCCACTGAAACGCCGGCGTTTCACTCCCCAGGCGGGCCAATTGGACCCGCTTTGTTGCCCAGTTCCAATGATGGAGATCGAGGAGAAGGTCACGCATTTCGGCAAATGCGACCTCTGCCGCGTTCGCTTCTTTCGTTCCGGACGTCAAGCTTGTGATCTGCTTTGAGTGTTTTATAAGCTGGAGCGCTGCGTTGACGATGCCGACGTCGCTGGCCATCGGTTAGGCCGCCCGTTTGACGCGCTTCGCGGGCGCCTCGGGTTTGCGTTTCGGGCCGCCTTCGCGCCACGGCGAAATCAACTCGACGATTGTGTTGAACTTGTCCGAGCTGACAACCTCGAACCACCCCTTCGACCAGGTCTTGTCTGCGTGATGAACGACAACCTTAATCTCATCGCCGGTCACGAGATAGCGCTGGGAGATGTTGTGAAAATAGTTGTCTTTGGAGACATCCTCTTTGGAATGGTCCGTGACATACTGGAATCGGGAGCCGAACTTCAAGCGGCTAATGTATTCAATATCCTCTGGACGGCTGGTGGCCATGGGATCCTCTTGTTTTTATCAGACGAAAAGAAAAGGGGCGGCCCGGAGGCCACCCCAATTTCTTCAATGTTTTCAACGACTTACTAGTCGCCATCTGTCTCAGCCACGGCGGTGCCATCGCTGATGTCGACCACCGATCCGGTGTTCGATAAGACGGTGCAGAAGTTCGTCGTCGGTGTTGCTGTATCTGCCACGATGATGAGATCGCGAACGGACAGCATGTTTGCCGCATCATTAAAGAAGCCGGCTGAGTTGATAGCTGCAATATTATCGTCGGCCGTTTTATAGACCCACAATTTGAAGCCACCCCCATGAGCGAGCTGGGTGAGGTTTGCCGCGCTATAAGCCATTTACAAAACTCCCCTACGACGTTGCGACGGCTGTGGTGTCGTTGAGATTGCCCTCTATGACACCAGTGTCGTCGATCATGATGGCCTGGCCGCTCATCATGTGGTTGATGAAGTGGGACGCGCGATCGCCGTGCCAGGTGATGTCAGCCGTGACTGACTCATTCGACGCTGCGTTCCCCGGTGCCTTTTGTATCGCATATCCAACGGCGGATTTATGATACGCAAAGCACTTTGCGGTGGATGTTCCCTTACCTGGTAGGTCTGGGTGCATACACCATTTCACACCCATCCAATCGCGGAACTTGCGATGGCCAGGTGCCCCGTCTGTGAACGGCAAGCCGGTCGCACCGACAAAATCGCTCGAGGCGAAACTGTCAACGGTCATTGCTTGCGCGTACATGCGCGGTGTTAAGACTCCGTAGCGTTGCCCATCGTTTGGCACCGAGTTGGAATCAAGAGCCTCCACAAACGTAATCAAAGAAGCCTGGATGGCCGCGGAGCTTGTGACTGTCAGGGTGACAGTGCTTTGGCTTGTGGTATCCAGGACGGTGGTGATCTGCTCATCCACCTTTCTTCCCAGGGCGTACGCCCCGGCGCGCGCATAAGACATGCGAACGTCGATGTTTGTTTTGGCTTCGTCGAGCCGGTCCACCCAGTCTCCAGCGTAAAAATCCACAAGGGTCACGGAGGGTTGAACATGGGTAGCGTTCATGGGTGTGATTTCACCATGGCGGCTCTTGGTCGTTGCGGTTCCGGTGCCGAGTTTTTCAAAAACGGCGGTGGACCCGATAATACCGTCCTTCACGTAGACGGAGGGCTTTAACATTGAGCCTTCCCTCTGGAACACGTGATGGACGTCTTTTTGGAAGTCAGAAATAAAACTGACATTCACCGTAGTAGACATCGGATTCTCCAATCAAAGGTTAAGATTGGCGACCTCCGGGGTAACCGAATACGATCGCGCCACGGGATGCCCTTATACGGGGCCGTCTTGCGTTCGCTCTCGGCGCCTTCGATTGCTATTAAATTTGTCGGGCCGCGGTGCGCGGGGTGCCGACTATTCGGCCGTCAATGGACGACCAAATCAGTTGGATCGCAGGGCCACATCCAGATCGGTGTCGCTGCACCGACCCAGGCTCCTCCGATATTAAACTCGAAAAACTCTTGCGCCTCTTCATTCGTTAAACCGTCTCGGTCCATTAAAATTTCAAGAACCTTCGGCACGGAATAGACAGCGATGTCGGGTTGACCACACCGCTGTCCGATACCGATTAACGCTTCATCAAATCCCGAGGCTGTTGAGATCTCTTGAAACATTAAATGCCGGCCGAGCCGAACAGTTTTTCACCAACCTCCCGACGCTGTGCGTCGAGGCGTTTGGCTTGATCCGTATTGCCGCTGTGGTACGCGGTATAAAACTGATCACTGAGATCGTCGTATTGAGACTGCAAATCCTGGCCGGCCGCAGTACCAACAAGCCCGAGCTGTAAGCGTCCCTCACTTGAGATACGCCCAGACTCCGCCATCATCCTTATGAAAGGTGGATATGAGCCAAGTGCCATACCATTTTTAAGCTCGAGCTGTGCCAGGCCGGGCGCAGCTTTTTCCATGTACTGGTTTGCGTGCGCGAGGTTCTCTTCATATCCCGAACCCCACTCTCGTCGAAGATCGGACTCGGCCTCGGTTATATGTTCAGCATCGATCCGAGCTTGCTCTTCGGATGCCATCGCCTCCATCTGCCAGTATTTGCCGAGGAGTGCATCGATCTGACTTTGATTAGCGCCCGCCCGGTGCATCTCGTCCAGGATCCCCCGGATGGGTGCCTGGTATTGGTCGCTTTCAAAGACCTCCTCCGAGACGTGTTCCGGGGCGATTATCTTATAGTCTTCTGCCTTTTCGGGGACGCCCATGGCCTTTGCAAACTTGGCTCTGTCTTCATCGCTTGCGTCTTCGCCGGGCATCTTGACCCGTTGGCTTAGTTCCCGGTTTGCTTCGTAAAGCGCCTCGGCTGCTTTCTCCGGCGTGGTGTATCGGCCGGCCAAGTTACGCACCTTTTCATCTTCGATTCCGGTAACCCAATCGGCATGGACCGGAGCTTCCGCCGGCGCGGGTGTCGCGGCTGCGGGTGGTTGTTCCGATGGGGTAGCCTCCGTCGCTTCGGAAGCGCCTTCGGTCATAGCTTCAGACATATCTATCCTTCATAATTGTTAAGGTCAGCGTAAAGCGCGGCTTTAATTTTAGCCGCGATTTCTCTTTTACCCGCCCACCGATGGAGTTCATTCGTATCCAATGGTGGGACAGGTTTATCGTCATCGGACACGTCGTACTCGCCACACCAGGTTAACAGCATGAAGAGGACGCGCTTACCGAGTTCGGGGTCTTCAAGAAACAGTTTTCGAAAGTCACGAACAACATCGGGAGGTCCGTATCGATTTAGATCGAGTGACCGGACGACGTCGAGATGGAAGCGTTCGAGGTCAGGCGACAGCTTCAACCGGTGCGCCTCCCTCTTCTTCGCCGGCCGCACCCGCCAGGAGTTCTGGCGGCGCCATCGCCGTCATCGATGCCGCACGTTCAGCTATTTGCATCTGTTGCTCGACCTGTGCTTGTTGGGCCTGGACCGCTTCGAGCTGTGCGACTTCGTTATCCGTTCGTATCAAATCGTGTGGGAAGTCATTGGCCTTGGCAATGAACTTACCGAACTCGTCCATGTTGAACCGGTTCATAATGCCGGGGTGAATCTGGCCGATCGCCATGATCTTCTCCATGGCCTCTGAGATACTTGCCTCCTCGATCTGGCGTTTTGCTTTTTCGATCGGTGATGCAAAACGGAACATGAGTTTCTGTCCCTGGAGAACGTCGGGGATCTCTTCCAGAGGACCGAGGCCGCCGTGTTCAAACAAAAGATTGAACGCACGTTCGACCATGGGGCCGGTGTACGAACTTTCCAAAGCTGCGAACTGTGAGCCAACCTCTCGGATAAAGGATTCACGGCGTTCGATCACCTCGGTGGCCGTCATCTGTGGCCCGGCCACGGGCAGATTTAAGACGTTCTTAAAAAAGATATTTGTGATCGCTTCCCGCTCGGTCTCCTGTGCGTTGAGCCCCCAAGGGATATTGGCGTTCGACTCCATCTGTTGGAACGGCTTAGACATACCCAAGTTACGGATCGCCTTTGCGTCATAGTAGCTGACACCGCCAGGTCTAAGCTGCGGGGCGTTTACCATGGAATCGCTTGGCAAGAGCCAGGGTGGATCGACCGCCCGATGCAACGCACGTAGTATCGTCTTACCCATCTGATTGAGTCCGAGAACGCTTGGCAGTGAGGTACTGCCTGGTCCCCGCCCCCAGGGATCAGTCGACATACGTGTGTCCCATCGCGGGATGACAAAAGGAAAACTCTCAAACCCGCTTTCCTCGACAACGTGTTCACTCTCCACGTCCACGAGTAACGAGAAATACGGCATGTTTAAATTATTTTTAATACCCGTATCACGCTCAGTGCGGGGGGCAACCCACCAAACGAATTCAACTTTCTCGGACGAGCCGGCCTTACCCGGATCGCGAAGCTTCTCGAGTGTTTTCTGACCGAGGTTCTGTTCACCAAATGCGTCAGCCGCCTGCGATGGGGTGAGGTATTCGCAGATAAAGACGCCGGTCACATGGTTCATGATGTCGACGTCGAGATACACGGACTTGAGATGGAAGCTCTTAAAGATCAGGTTCGACAGGGTCGGATCGACGCCAATGAACATGCACCCGGTGCCAAACGTGACCATATCGTCATCGACTTCACCGGTCGCCTGCATGAAGAAGGCTTTCGGATTATACATATGACGCCAAAGGCGATCCTCGGACTCATCAACCCAGCCTTTTACTTCCGAATCATCGAGAAGCTCTTCGTCTTGCGGGACGATATCAAACCATTTTCCACCACTGCTCGACTTAGGCCGGAGCATTGACGATATCGAATTAACGAGGCTCCTCTTGGCGACGAGCGGCGCGGTATCATAGATCTTTTCCGACCGCTTATTGTTGCCGTAACTGCTTGAGATGAAGCCCATACGCTCGGGCGCCAGGACTTCGGCAATCTCTTCCCAGTATTGATTCATCGACGCGCGTTCACCCTTCTTTCGGGTAAACCGTTCGATGCAACGCTGCGCCTGTTCCTGGCTCAAGGATTATCTCCCCAATAGCGTTTGGCGTTGGGTATTGGCAACGCTGGCGAGACCTCGACTAGACGGGCCTGTCTGTGTTTGCGATGTGTTGGTCGTGGCACCTAGACCGACACGGTTTCGTGCCTGGCGTGCGGTCTCTTCCTTCGCGGCCTTGACCTCTGCATCAGTTTCTTTTTCAGGGACAGGTGGTGGTGGAGGCGGTAAATCGGCCGCTGGTGCAGAGAATTTTCCCATGGTTTACAATCCTTCAGTTTGAGTGACAGAGTACCGGCCCAACGTCCATGAAACCCACATGGTTCATTAAACGGACGAAAAGCATTTGTTCGACCTTATTCAACCCGGCCGTCGCAGTGACAAAAGTTTGGCGGCACTTTTGTTTTTTGGCCCAGTCGATTAATGCCTGGGCGAGGACCAGTGACGTGTCGCCCCTTCGATGTTCACGCACGATCCAGAACTTACAGACATACGCGAGTGGCTCATCGTGAAACTCGAATGACTTCGCAATCATCGCACCGCCAGCAGGCACGCCGTCACGCGACACGATTATGATGTCGCGACTTTCATCCGCGATGAAGGACCACAAGTAGTCCCTGGCATGGTGCGCGTTCCACGTGAAATCCCAAGCGCTTTCGACGTTCATGATTTCAGCCTCGGACACAATCAAATCGAGATCGCTGGCATCCGCCATCCGGATCGTGGTCGTCATCTGAACCTTAACTCGTCGTAATTGGTCTCCGGTGCGGGCGTCGACCCGACCCGTGTGCGAACATTCCTCTTTTGCATTGCCGTTACGCCGCCCGAGTTCCAAGCGTAAACGACAGCATCTCCGCGATCCGGACTTCGCCCGAGCCTTTTAATGACGTCTTGTTTTGACTCGACATAAATTTTCGGGGGCTGACCGGGCTTAACCGTATACGTTCCCGCTGTCAGATCCGCCTGTAATGCCGGATCCGGTGGTAAAGCGATCGACGCCCCGTACTCGGGATCGAGCGCCTCGCGCAATCGCCACCACATCTCCGATCGATGTGAGACAAAAGCAAAGTTTCCGTCGCGTGTATGTCCCGACGCACGCTCGGCGCCGTTCATTGCCTCATAAGGCAGATGAGCGTTCTTTAAGGCTGTCTCCGCATCGGCACCGATCCCGATCGAGTCAACGCCAACCGTGGCGCCCTCTCGCAACATGCCGGCGGCCAGGATAGCAACAGACGGCCCATCCGGTGTCTTTCGACCGGGCACCACTGTCAACTCATCAAACCATTTACCGTACCTGGGTGCGAATACCGTTGAGTCTCGACCACCGCGGGCGACATCGAGCCCGATCGAGGACATCATTTGATCCTGCTTTCCGGCCCGCCACCGCTCGTTACTCTCTAAGACCCACGCTGTTGGTATAACCTGCCAATCGTCGTCTTCACGACTAGCCATAAAGTTACCGTCGCGGATCGCGCTTCGTAATGGCTCAGGCATCGCGTCCAGAGTTGACTGATAGCCGGTCTCAACGAGAAACGGATTATCACCGAGCGCTGCCGGGATGAACGTCCGGCTCTTCGGTATGTAATCCTTACCATCGAGCGTTCTTATATCTGTTGGACCCTCCACCTCTTGGTCCTTGCCATCCGGATCCGTGATAAACCATCTCAGTTCACCATGGTCCGCCTTATTGTTATGCGTAATATCCAGCCAGGGCCTGAACATTCCAATCACCCATTCACCCTCCGCCGAGATCGGTGGGTTCGATGCCATGACTGTTCGGACGCGCTGGCGGTTTTCACCGCCCAACGCCTCATCCGCTGAACGGTTCCACCCCATTAAAAATCTAATGACGGGCTCCAGAAATTGGCAGGCTTCATCAAAACCAATCAGATCGTGCGGGTTACCCTGCCAGGTGCTTGCTCGATCGAGTGTTGCCGCGGCACCGAAATCAATCACCCTTTGATCGATCTTAAATTGCGCTGGCGGTGCGCTGTTCAATCCTTTTCGTGTCTTTGCGATGGCCACCACACGCTCAACCAACGCACCCAAGTCCGTGTATTGCGGACGAAGTAGAAGCGATCGCTTATGGGCAGTCAGCGCCAGGCCGGCCAGAAGATCGGTCTTACCCCCGCCCCCTTGGCCTCCATAAAGCAGCAAATCGGCTTCCGAGTAATAGGCGGCCGTTTGCGGACCGGGGTTGGCAATCCAAATATCGTCGCCGACAACATCGAGCGCGTCGTTATAAAGCTTATCGATTTCAGCCTGCGGAAGGCCCTCAAGTTTCTGAAGATAAGCGTCAAGAGTCTGTAAGATTATTGGCCCCTTTTGCGAGGGCTGCGGCGATGAGCCTGGCCTTCTCTGTATTCGTGACGTCTTCAACCACAACAGCGGCGCGAACGTCAGCTTCGATCCGATCGCGCCAACGCGCCGGCTGTCGGTTCTTCAACCAGAAAATTGCAGCGGTGTCGGATCCATGAAATCTTTTGTTTATCACCTCCGGGCCGTCGCGCGTCATAACCTCCTCGATATAGTCGTAGCCGGCTGCGCGCTGTCGCAGCGCCTTCTCAACGACCTCAGTATCGTAACGATCTCCGCCTCTTTTTATGGCGTCGCAAAACTCAGGATGAGAATTCTTCCATCGATAAAGCGTCGCTCGATCAATTTTGAGGGCGCCTGCGATCTCGTCGTCCGTCATGCCAACGAGCGCAAAGTCGAACGCTCTGTCGCAATACTCGAGTTTAAATTTAGAAGGGCGGCCACCAGGGCCGCGCTTCTTTACCGATTGAGGCATCAGTATTTCCTGGCTTTTTTACGTGCTGCCGTTTTTGTCATCGCTGACTTCTTACGACGCTTCTTCGCACGCTGGGCCTGGGCTTTTCCTTTCTTCGTATAAGGGTATGAGCGGCCTCCAACCTTCGGCACAGGATCACCTCCTCTCAAAAGAAAAGGCCGGCTCAAGGCCGGCCAGTTTGGAAAAACAACAGGGAGTGGTTAGCTAAACCTCGCGGGTGCCGCGAGACTAGAAAATTGTACCTAACTCTGTGACACAGTCAACCCAAAACACAACATATTGTGTATATTAACCCAAAACTACAGAATAACATACTATATCTTGATATAATCGAATCAAATTTCTGAAATCTAATTCGATTATGCCATATCCTCATATTCAGCCTTGGCGCCAGCCCATGAGTGAAGTGCCAAATCGATTGCCTCGACACCCTCGGCACAAACACGACGAAACAAAGTCTCCTCCGGCGCATCGTCGACGAATTCAAAATCATAGATCGCAATGGCCACCTCTTCATGTGCGTCGGTATAAACGAGATCGCTCAATGTCGCGAAGTCCTCGTCCTCAATTGTCCATTTCGCGACGAACTCCGGCGCTCGGCGTCGCACGATATAACCTTGGTCGTCCCCAAAGTCGCTGGGGTCGATACCGACGATCCAATCCCCTCTACGCACCGGATCCGGCCTCGTCTTCAGCCCATTTGCGCGCCAAAGAAATTAACTCGTCGGCTGACTCAGGCGTTGGTGCATGGGCATAGATGCACGCCATCACCGTCACAAGTAGCCCGGTCATCGCTTGGGGTGTGAACTCCTCGAACGTGCCGTCAAACGTCTTACCGAGCTCATCTAATGCGCCTAATGCGGCCTCACGACCGTGATCAAAAGCCTTTTCCGTGTCCATTAGCTAACTCCTTCCAAAGCACTCAATTGAGACGATAACTGTTTCCCCCACTCGGTAACAGTCTTCCGCGAACCCCGCTCTGATTTTGCAAACAACCGAGCGCCGGCCGCATAAGAGTTCTTCTTCCACTGACCGATCGGGGCCCGCTTGGCTGGGTCCGTCTTGCCGGCAGCGACGGCGTCGAGCCAGCGTTGGTGCTTGATGACAGACATAACCTTGAAGTTCTCTTCGATATCCTGGCACTTGGCCCAGAGGTCGGGGTGGTTGTCGTGCAAGTCCTTCAGCTCTTCCTTTGTCTGAAACGGGCAGAAGAAGCAGGACGATTTTTCAACCGTGACCGGCCACAAATGGCGCAAGACCCGCTCGCAGTCCGCACGATCTAAGCCAAGCGTGACTAGAGGATGAATGCACTGGTGCTTGTCGGTCGTCTTCGAGCTGAACTTGCGATGACCCTCGTTCGCCTCGATGCCGATCGTCCATACGACGGTCCCGTCAAACTGACTGTCAGCCCACTTATGAAGAACCTCTGCCTTGAACTTGAGCGAGCAAACATGACCGGCGCCAGGTAACAGCGGCAGGTTGCCGAGACGCTCGAGCCACTCGACGATATTTTCACCGTCTTTGCGAACCGTTTCAAACCGGAGCCCGGCGTCGGCGCAGATCGCCGCGGCGGTCTCGATGTTCTCGTATGTCTTTGGGAACTCCGCACCAGGGTCGCTGAAGACGACCGCGTCGAACATCGGCAATGCTGCGTCGATCTCGTCGCGGCTGCGGCCGGTCAATGTCGCCGCTGCATCGCGGTTGAGGTGGATCGCCAGAAGCGCAGTGCTGTCGACGCCCCCACCAAAGCTTAGAATATTAACCATAATAACCTCATAAAGTTCATCCTAGTAACATAAATGGTTACTCAGGGTTACCTTTACAAGGTTATACGCGCATTTATTTCACTGTCAGTTAAGTTTCCAGTGCCGCGCAAGCACATCGAGCCCGGCAATCAGCCGGCCTTTCGCCTCATGAACATTCAATTTACGGACCGTGTTCCGGTTCACGTGATCGCGTAACGATCGCGCGTTACCAACCACGTCCCAAACGACCGGGCCCATGCTCTCACCAAGAATTGTCATCGCATCCCGGATCTGATTGCGCGCATCGAGTGCATGTTCCTGGTCGACGCCCTGATCCCCAAAGTCGACGCGATCGAGCTTGAGTGAGCTGAACCGATCACGCATGTTGGCTTTGTCAAAATATGTCGCGAACACGACGGCCGCGTCATGCTGGCCGGATGTGACCACACCATCGACCAACCAACGCTCCGTTAAATCAAGACGCCGACGCCGATACACGCCTGCCCTCGCTGTCTCTTCAATAACCGTATTTTCATCAATCCGCATGAAAACCTCCATTTAGGGAAAAGGGAACTAGAACAGTCCCCCTACTTAGGCGCTATTTATTCTGGGCTTCTTTCTCTGCGTTATCCCCCTTTGATCAACCCTTCCCTTTTCCCTTCTTCCCTAACTGGTCTGTAAACCATTGATATTGCTGCTAGGGAATTAGGGACAAAAGGGAAAACAAAATCCCTAATTGATCGATCGCACCAACGACGACGCTTTTTTGACCTCGTCGATGATGCGTTGCGTGTTCCGGCTCACGTCAACCGCAAGCCAATCATCTCTATTTCTGACGGCCCGCACCTCCGTTTGCCCGGTGTCGATCGTGTAACGTGCCCCGTTTTTCGCGTCCGGTCGAAGCGATCCGAGATCCCTCCAAAGCTTCCGGGTTACTCCGCCCGGCCGATCCGCGACACCCTCATGGCCGAGCGACCGCGCCGCCGCTCGAACCTTCTCCTGGAGCGCTTTACGGGTCACCAAGTCACTATCAAGTGTATCCTTTAGATGCTCGAGGATCTCCTCCGACGGGCTCTTGCTTGCCTCGATCATGGCTATTTTCGCCGCGGTCATCGGTGGCTTTGCCGGCTCAAAATTCGATACGTCCCGACGCATTAGATACCAATACAATCGCCGAGGTTCCTCGCTGTCCGGCTGTAAAGCCGACATCAGCTCCTCATAATATCCTGCCGACTCCTGCTCTACCGGGTTCGAGAACACCGCGATCCTGCGATCGTTCTCCGGTATCATCATAGCGTCGACATGGTTACTAAATATCAACGCATTAAAATACATCGTGTCGTCCCTGGTACGCCCATACTTCGGGTTTGACCTGAACGGCACCGGCGATGTGTCGACGCGCTGTTTAAACGTCTCATATGCGCTATAGAAATCTTCACGACTGACGTCTTTCGCTTCATCCACAATCAGAAACTGACAGTTCGCAGCCCAATCGTTATAGGTCCGATCGGCCGAGGTGCCGCGACCGATAAGCTGACCAAGCGACGCCTTCGAAACATGCCCCTGGAGGGCGCGCTCGAGCATCGATCCAACCCAGCTCCGACCGATACCGAACGCATTATCCGCGACCAGACAAACCGCATAACACCGACGCGCCGGATGCTGTACCTTATAAGCAAGCCAATCCAGAAACGTGGCACGCTCCACGTCATTCGGAATCAGATAATCGATATGGTCTAAAAACAGTTTTGGCGCCGCGTCCGTCTCGTCATGGCGGGGCGCGATATAAACATTGACCACATCTTGACCATGCGCGGTCGCCACTGGCTCGCCGCCCGGCACGTATGACGTTGTCGCGGCCCGTGTTGTCGTCGGACTTTCCAGAAACGCTGTCTTTAATAAAACCGGCTTATCGCGGTCGGGTAGAAACACCCGCCGAAAGTTGATGTTACTCCATTCCTCCAACTCATAAAGCCACACGCCCCCATTCGGACGCTGTAACATATCAGCGACCTGTTTACCCTGGGCGACATATACATAGCGTGCTTGTATCCAGGGCATCGGATCGTTACCGGCCGCAAACGGCGCACCATGCTGCATCGCCCAATCCAGAAAAGCGCGATACTTCTTTTCACGGCAATGCTCATGCAGGCAATTAAATGCCCGAAACTCTTCATACCCATCCGCACCGCGACCGAGCGGACTGTACCCCGCCTTATCATCCCCCGTTGTATGCGCCTCATGCCATGGGCACCGAATGTCCACCCACTGGCTTCCGCTGTCCGAAAGGACGTGCCCGTTCTCCTCAAGCCAATCCAGCATCGGATCGGCTACTTCACCCTCGATGACAACACCGCCACCCACCGACTTCACAACACTGGAAGGCTGGACATGCATGTTTTCCAGATCGACACCGATGTCCCTGGCAAGGTCATCCAGCTCAAACAGCCGTTCCGGATGCCAATCCGTGACACGTGACACGAAACCGTCACGCCCTGGCTTGGCATTTCGCGATCCGGGTATCCGCATCACTCTGTTATAGCCACCGGCACCCGCATCCGCGAAACCGAGCGCCGCAACAGATTCCACGATCGCCGCATAGCGGTCGAGGTTCTCATACGGTTGAATGATATAACCCCACTGAAAATTGTTGGCGCTGGACTCGAGCTTCCAACTTGGCTCGATCGGCGGCGGCTCGGCCTTTGAGCCAACATCATCAAGAACAATACAATAAGCGGCCACACAATCCGATTTCCGACGGGTCCACCAAATTGCACCATCGGGCTCCGCCTCTGGCTGACGCACAGTCGACACACAAAAATATGTCGATGCCCGTGTCGAGTTAATCCAGTTAGACGCCGGGCGGCTGGGATATGGTGTATGTACCCAGCTCTCCATCTGCTTTGCTAACAGAATATGCTCGTCCAATAATTCGTCCGGCGCGCCAAAAACCTCCATTAAAAATTCATCCGCCGTAATCACTTTTTATACCTCCTACCCGTCCAGATCTCACAATCGAGTGGCAACCCATCAGCCCATGCCGGCATGTGCAGCATGGCGCGGCGCAGTTCCACCTCCGCATCCGCAACCTCATCGTCACGGACCTCCAATAAAATCTCATCATGCGTGTGCGCCACGACCGGCCAATCAAGATCGACCAAGTCCACCAGCGCTGTCCTTAATATGTCGGCGCTCGCCGCCTGGGTGACGTTCTCCGCCAGCAACCCACCGTAAAGGTTAACCCTCGGCCATTCCTTCTCATGTTGCTTGGGCCGCCAGGACGATTTAATCGACCAGACTTCCTCCTGGCTGGAATACTCGGTCTCCCGCTCCTGCAATATCGGTGAAGGGTATGACAGCATACGACCGCTCGGCAGTCGGATATATAACGGCGCGTTTTCAGGTCTTAAAATTTTAACGCGACCGACCTCGAACTCCTCGCCAGGTGAACGAACCGCCCGTCGCGACGCGCGTTCGAGCCCGTGCCAGAAATCCATTGCCCATGGGTTGATGTCACGCCACGCCACCTTGTACGATTCCGCCTCATCGTCCGTAATTGAAACGCCGTACGCCCGCGCCATCGCTTGTAAGGCGCGATAGCCACCCTGGTAGCCCAGCGATAAAACAATCACCTTGCCGACCGCGCGCTGTTCTTTTGTCACGGTGCCCGGATCGACATTAAAAATCTTCGCGTACATGACGACATAAATGTCCGGAAGGTTCGGATCGGCATCGTTCTGGCGAAAGACATCGAGTACCGTCTCGTCGCCCGCAATCCAGGGCAGGACCCTCGCTTCGATCGCCGACCAGTCCCCGCAAACAAACGTATGCCCCGGCGCCGCCACGATCGAAGGCCGGAGCATCGACGCCAACGTCGACATCACATCATCGATCGGCTCGCCGCTCACAACAGCGTCGCGAACCGCATCCGGATCCGCCGCCGTCGCCCTCGGAAAATTATGCACTTGCAGACCGACACTGCTAAACCGTCCGGTCTGGCCGGCGCCGGCAAACATATATGCCCCCTGGACACGTCCATCGGGGCCGGCCCGGTCGACCATATTCTGAAACTTGGCGACACTTGACCGCCCGGCATCATCGGTAAGCTCAATTAATTCCAGCATTTGGGGGTCAATCGTCCCCGGCTTTAGCTCCTCGAGTGCCAAAAGTTTGGCGCGCGCAGACCGGTCGAACGTCTGTTTGACGGTCTCTTCGCCGGTCCGCCGGTCCACCCGTGTCACGGTCATCGCCTCACGGATCGCGTCGCAGGTGATCCGGGGCTCGATGTATTCTTTTATTCTCTTATGTTGCTTCGGCGTCTCAACCGCGCCGTCTGTTAACAGCTTAATTTTCTGGCTAATCTGACGCATCTCAGCGCCCGCATATTTAACCGCGGCTTCCGCAAATTCACGATCAACCAAAAGTCCGGCGTCGTTTATTTTCTCGGCCGCAATGAAACTGGCAAATTCATCATCCGTCAGCTCGGGCGTGCATTTTTTACCAAAGCGTTCTGTATCTACATCCCGGACGTTATATGCATAGAACTGCTCTAACAGTTCGGGATCCCGATTGCGGCCGAGCTTGCCATCCGGCTGTATCGTCGGCTGAGATAACAATTTAATCAGTTTCTTGCCGGCCGGATCTTTTTGAATCGGTAAATCGAGACACCGACCGAGATCATCCAGCGCGCCAGGTAATGACCGGCTGCGGGCCTGGGCGGCCGTACAATACCATGCTTCAATCGACGGTATGTGCAGTCCTTCGACCATGCGGGTTAAAACATAGGCTGTAATTAAGCGCTCAAATTGTGCGTTGTGTGCGTAAAGGCTGCGTGGCCGTGACACTTGGAACGCTTCACGCAAGACGTCCGGAAACACCATTCCCGGTGTCCAGAGCTGCGTCTCGCTGTCATTCATGGCCCAGGCCATGGATACGACCTCCGTATCTGGATGGCGGGCATAGTTATAGGCACCGCCGCCGAACAGATCGGCAGACGCAAAGGTCTCGAAATCTATATGAAAAATTTGTGTGTCTTGGGGAATCGTAATAGATACGTTTCTGCGGGTGACGTTACAGCGCCACCCGCATGAACGTCCTCTAGTTGGCTTGCCGACGACGACGTTGGACTTTTGCTGCCGGGGCCGGCGTAACATCTGCCCCGGCGGCTACCACACCTTCAAGGTCCTTACCCGAAAGCAACTCCTGGTCGCCGTTCGCCCAATCGATAACCCTAAATATTGGATTGAACACCCGCTTATTGTGCAGGGACGTGTTATAACTATCCTGCTCTAATACGATGACCGGGAAGCAGTAGTCGCTATTCGGTCGGGATTGAAGGGCGTCGTAAACGTCATCATATCCTTTTTTGCCGCCCTTGGACGATGAGTTATAAACAACCTCCTGACCGACCTGGCTGCCGGCAACGCAGATTAACTCAAAGGCAACTTGCTCGGCCCAGGTGGCGCCACCGTCCGCCGAGAGATCCTCGGTTGGACACGCCGGCGGGTTTGCAAAACTATCCATAACCTCACCAGCCTTGTAACTCCGATTATTGCGACGCCCCCAGGCGACCCAACCGGCCTGCAATGAATATGGGTTTATTGCCCAGACTGTGCCGTCTTCGACCTCTTCATTATCCTGACCGAAATGCCAGAAGCCGTCATTCTGCTCGAGCTTCAGGATCGCCTTTCCACCGCGCGTGGCTTGCGGTTGACGTGTCCGGTTTTGGGCGAGAGCAGCGGTGAGCTGGTCGGGTGAAGTGATCGCGGTAGTATTATGGAATGCAGCAATTTCAGACATTATAAACTCCTTTCGTCTACGATTGCGTTTTCGATGGAACCGGTAAGTCGAGATTGCTCCCGTCTCGCCGGTTCGTGATAGCCGGCCGAGGGTCATCCTCGGGGACCATGGTTGTGCCCGACGACTGTCGGGTGACGACTTCTTCAATTGCTTTGGGGTCGCCCCCAGCGGTTTTAAGAAGTCTCTCCGCCCGTCTGGGCGAAACGAGTTTGCGGTCGTGGAGCTCAAGCAGCGCCACCCCCGCATCAATTAATAAGTTTTCAGCCTGATCTTCATCGATCCACTTTCGCGTGGCTCGTTTCTCAGCCAGTTTAAATCCATCAACGACACGACCGCGCTGTAATTCGTTCCGCGCGGTGCTGCGAACTGCCTTGACCCAAGTCTCCATTTCATCTGCGCGGCGGACCAGCGAACCGAGTTCGATCGGATCGATAATCCGCGTCTTAGGGTCCAGAGTCAGTAACGCCTGAACCTCCCCAAGTTTTGCCGGACACGTCGGCGCTGCATTGCAGAAGCGGCACCACTTGCCCGCACGCGGTTCAAGGTTGTCCTCTGTGCGGATCCTTTTGACGGCTGCGCGCACATCTTCGACGAATACATCGAGCTCATCTTCGAATATCTCGCCAAAGGTAAGCGAGTCCTGCCCCTTTTCCGCTGCCGGCGGCTGAATGATGGCAAGCACAACCGACTTAACGTCGCGTTGAAACAGCTCCTTCGTACCCGGTGTCTCGCGGGCCGCGCCGGCATAGAATTTAAGCTGCGCGTTTTGTGCCCCGCCTTTGACCAGGACGCCCTTGCCGAATTTCCAATCGACAAAGATCAACCACTTCGGCGTCGACACAATCACGTCGCACGTCCCGAATGCATTCATACCCCGATACTGGACAGATGCCTCGGTGATCAGATCGAATTCCTCGATATCGTAGTTCATCAGCAACCGATCGAAATCATCGAGGGCCGGCTGGATTAAATCCTGAACGTCGTCAACCGTGAGCGTTTGGCCCTCTTCCGTGAACCCGATCATCGTCATCGGATCTACTTCGTTATCAAGGAC